CAGCTTCATCCATGCCTTGCTTCATGCGCGACCCTGTCGTCGCACCAGCAGCACCGAGCTGCCCGAGGCTCTGCGATACCTTGGCAACAACTTCACCAGAGTTGCCGTCGACCACGTTGATGACGATTTGAACAGCCGAGGTATCTACAGCCATGGATCACTTCCTCTTGCGGAACTTAACGCCGCAACGCGAGCACTCTGTACCGAAGCGGTTCTGCTGGCGCGTGCCACATGCGCTGCATGCTGGGTGTCGCCCTTCAAAAGCGCTGTGCGCCCGGCCGAGCGCCAGGAGCCCTCGAACCTCGAAGGCGGCCAGATCTTTGGCCGCGAATCCGACGCCTGCTTTCTGTTCATCCTCAAGCCGCAATAGATGCAGACCAAACTCGTAATAGCCAGGCGAGAGAGTGCGCGGCGGAATCTGAAAGGCCATCCGCTCGCGCGTTTGCTCGTCGGCTCCGGCCGACTCATGATCGATGCGGGAGCGCACGAAGTCTTCCTCGAAGATCTCTTCGAGAGCCATTCGCACGCCTTCCGCATCCTGGACGACATCAATCATTGTCCTCACTGAGATTCGCGGCGGCCGGCGAGAACAGCACGTCGGCAGCAGCGACCTTGTGATAGGTGTCCATCTCGGCCACAATGGCCTCGCGATCCGCGCCCAGATCCACGCCGTTCACCTGGTAGCCCTCCACGCTCAAGATCAGTTCGTTGTAGAGTTCCACCAGCGTGGCCTGCGGCCCCAGCCACACGGTCTTGTTCTTCCGCGAGCCGCCAATGACACGCGACCGGCTGGAGTCGCGCGAGTAGCGGCGCTGCTGATCGGCATCGGGCGTCTTGAACCGATGGCAGAGGCCGCGGTACTTCTGCATGACGCCCTTGTCGTCCGCGCTCCAAATGGCGTTCAGGTAGACAGACTCTGCGCCCAACACGATTGGTTCGTCGTCAGCGGGCTCGGCGCGGTCGATGCTGACGATCGCGTTGCCCGCAGCCAGGCGGTGCGACAAGGGCAAGAGCGCTTGCCAGCCGGCGGCGGCCGTCACCGGCGAGCCATCTGCCGTGACGTAGCCTTCAGCGTTGACCAGGTTCTTTTCCACCAGTTCCAAGCGGGCCGCGCTCGAATCGAAACTATCGATGCGTTTGCCAGCCTGATTTTCAGAGGTGGAGACCACACCGTCGAAGTAATGCGTCCACATTTTCTTGGCGATGCGGGCGATGGTGAGCCGATACTGCTTTCCGCGCTCTTCGATCACGATGACGCGGGGCGTTGCAAGTTCGATTGCAGACATACGGAGTCCTTCTTTCGTTTGAATTGGATTTTGTGATACTCAGCAGGGTGAAGGACCCTGTACAACTTGAGGATCGCGGAGTGGGGCGATACCTCGATCCGGCGAAGGGGTGCCAGATCTTAAAAAAAGAGGGCGCGCCGTGTCCTGTTCTGCAACGACGCGCCGGAGGAAACCTTAAGCGCCTACGAGGTAGGCGGCAATAGTGTTGATGACTTGCAGCGAGATCGGCGATACGCCGGCAACCCGATAGCAGGTTGTTTCGTCGGCCTCGATCTGCCAGATCTCCATCTCGCCATCGAAGCCGAGTTTGGTTGTCTTCGAGTGCATCTGCGGAATCGTGATGCCGAGCTGCGCCGATGCTCCCGAGTTCGCGGTGAGCGCATAAGACACAGCGGTATCGTTCTGGTGAAGGGTGTAGATGTCATCCTCATCCTTGGCGGCGATGGTCGTCGAGAGCGAGAACTTCGGATTTCCCTTGCGTACGAAGATGCCGTACTGGCCGCCGCCTGGGGCCTTGTGAACTACAAGCTGATTGTCCAGTTTGAGCGTCGTGCTCATGTGACGCCCTACCTTCGAGGTCGGCGCGCCCACGGGTCCAAAGGTCAGCAACGCATCCGACCCGAGAACGTAACTTTCGTCGACGCTGGCAGGGAGAGCCGCCATCACACCCATGATCTGACGACCGGTGCCAAGCATCGTGCCTTCGATGCTGACCGCACCCACGTCATTGATGGTGATGGTCAGATCGTTGACGCACATGTCGGGGCACTTGTACTTGAGATCTTCAGTGTCTTCCATGTAGATGGTGGTGGGCACCGCGGTGCGGGTGGACTCATCAAACGCAAAAGCGTGCGTGTAAGGGGCAGCAGCGCCGGTCACGGTTTCCTTGCCCATCAGGAAGGCGCAAAGGAAACCGAGGATCCACGGCGCACCTTCGAACTTGAGCCCGGAGAGCTTCGTATCGAAGCTTGTCACCTGGCCATTGGTTGCGAAGGCCGTGCCCTTGCCGGCGACATCGATGTCTGAGCGGCGCGTAGGCGTCAGCTCCATGATTGCGCCGCCGTCGAAACGCTGGCGCTGTGTGAGCGCTGCATCGGCCAGGGCCGTGTTCCAGGCGAGCTGGCGATTGACGCTCAGCACAAGGTTGCGTAGGGACTTCGGTTGCGACTCAAAATTGTTCGGTCCGGGCATGGCTATTTGCTTCCTTTCAAGGCGGCGGTTTCGGTCTGCGCGTCCGTCGTGGTGTCGTTGGTTTTCACGGCATCCTGACTGTTTTTCGCGCGGGATGTAGTTTGCGCGGCGGCGGCGGCCGGCGCGGGTTCGAAGATGGGGTCACCGCCGAACGTTTCCCGCGATAGTACCTTGCTCCATTCGCTGGTCAGGACGCGTGTCACCGTTCCGGGCGTGAACTTGTAAGACAGATGCGCGTTTGTAATCTGGAGTGCGCCGTCAGCGCCCACCATAGCGACGCCGGCCGCGCTGAGCTGGACATCGACGAAATCGGATTGCACTGTTGTAGCCATTCCTGAAACCTCTTTACGCCGGTTGGGCGTTTGCTCCACTAAACTGCGCCGTACCCTTCACAAGCACAACAAGGGAAAAAAGCTGGTCGACCGGCCCTTGATCCGTATCGACGAGAGCAACGGACCGCATCTCAATCGGAAACGTCTTGGCTCCATCCGCCAGCAGCAAACGTGCGCCGACAAGTTGATCCTGAACGGTGGCCACCAACACCAGAGTCTGCTTGCGCTCGTCTGCTTTTGAGCGCAACGACGACTCAAAGCAAAGCAGCTCGAAGGGAAGTCCAGCCTCATAGGTAAGGCGCTGATTGTCGCGCAAGTTGTCATAATCAGCGCCGGCGAACCGCAAGCGGATCGAGGGAGCATGCAATATCAAGCGCCCGTCGTCGTCGAAGTCGTCATCGCCCAGCGAGTCGATCTGGACCTTGGAGCCGTAGGCGGCCGCAATCTTCGCTTGCAAAAGCGCGAGCAGGGCGGCCTCAACGTAATCGATACGGAAAGTCGAGCTCACTGTGCGCCTCCAAGTCCGGCATCTTTCTTCGCCGTGGCGACGTAGCGATTAACGACGCCGCGGATCCGCGCGGGATCCTCCGGTCGGAATACCAGGTAAGGCCGAGGCAGAATGTTCTGGTGGCGCTCATGTGCGCTGACCTTGGTCATGTTGCGTGGTCCGATACGCTTGATCTTCTCTGTCACCAGATTGCGTGGGCCAATCAAACGAGTCCGGAGACTCACGCGTTTCCGTCCCTCAAGCGCAGGCCCTTCAACTCGCCGACTGACAAATTCGCCCTTCAGTTTTTCGAAGCTGCCTACATAGCGAGTCTGGCGCCGCTGATGCTCGCCGACCGTTACTGTCGCCTCGGATTCGGCCTTGGTCTGCGGTCCGATGGCGGCAGTGCGATCGCGGGAGCCGAACTGATGAACAGCCGCATACTTCAGGTTGGTGCCGATCACAACGCTGTTGCCCTGGACCGCGTAAGTGATCGAATTTAGCAGCGTGCCTCTATTGATCAATAGCTTATGGCCAGGGCCGTACCGCTTGGGATCGCGCTTGATCGTGTTGGGCGAAAGAGGCACCCAAGAGTTCGCCGGCGATCCCTGCTCGCGAAAAGTGCGGCGTACCGAGACCAGCTGAGACATGCCGAGTTCACGCGTCAGCTCATAGTGCTGCTGTAGCGAGAGATGGAAGCGGCCCAAGGCTACCACGGCCCGGCTCTCATCGACTTGGATTACCTCAGTCGCCATCAAACAAATCCTTCGATGTTGTGGTCACTGAAACGCAGGTCATGATCCTTGCGGGAGATTTGTGGGCCGCCCTGGGAAATCTGCGCCGCCGTTGCGGTAACAGGTTGATCGAGCGATGCCTTGGCATTCGAAATATCTTTGAGGAACGCGATGGCCTGGTCGAAGCGCGTCTGCACCGTATCGCTGATGCGCGTCTCGCGACGCCGGCTGAAGAGTAGGTACACGACGATGTCGAGCGTGAGAGCCTTGACGTCTTCGCTCTGCTGCAGGGGCGTTTGGTAGCGCGCCCGGCAATAGCTTTCTACGCGGCCAGACGCCTCTTCGAGCGCGGCGGTGACGATAACAGTGTTGATCTCGCCGGAATCGTCATCGTCCGTCAACTCAATGAGGTCCTTCTGCGTAAGCCGCAGGGGAACCAGGTCAGCTTGGGTCGCGTAGGCCATGGGTTACTTGATCACCTTTACGTGCTTGCTTCCGATCAGCTCAGCTTCCTCGTCAGTGAGCAGCACTTTGCCACCCCGGAGAAATAACTTGCCATCGTGATGCAGGTTGAGCAGAACCAGGTAGGAGCATTTGACGGCTGCCTTGGGCTTCGTGTCGGTCTCGGGCTTGGTCTCAGGTTCGGTCTCGGGTTCAGTTTCAGGCTCAGTTTTATCGGATTTAGTGCGGCCCATCGCTTTTCTCCTTTGTTGCCGGTTTCAATTTACAAAAGGCGCGCCGTTCAAAGCGCGCCTCCTGGCTATGTTGCGCCTCACAAACTATCCTTCGATGTCGCCAGGGATAGCGCCCATGACAGGAGCGGAGATGACATTCAACAGCGGGATGCCGGTCTCCTGCGCCGTCACCTGGATGTCGTAGTACCAGTCAACCGACTGCCAGTAGGTCTTCTTCGACTGGTGCCCGTCGAGCCATTCCAGTACGCCGTAGCCGTCGATGGTGCCCGGCGCTGCCGGCAAACTCATGCCCTGGCCGCCATCGGTGCCCGGAATCTGGCCACCAGCCCAGACGAAGGTCTTGGCGCAACTGACATCGTTGCGGTCCGCAGAGGCCTTGCTGAAGCCGAGAAACGCGTGATTGCCCCAGATCCAGGACGGGGTGTTGTTCTGTGACATCTGCAAGGCGCTGGCCCGAACGCACTTGACGCCGAAGACGCTGGTGAGCTGATCGAGGTTGATCTGGCCGCCCAGGTTGGTGTATTTGAAGCGCTCGATGATGTCCGGGTGGCTGCTCAGAACCTGGACCACAGGGTCGCTCAGAATGAGTACCATCTGGCTGTCCTGTACCGCGGCCTGACGAAGAATGGCCTTGTACTTCTCAACATCCACAATGGGATGCGAGGTTACAGTGGCAATCGTGTTGTTGGCGGGAGTCTGGATATACGAATCCCACTGCGAAGCGGCGCTGACGTAGGTCACGCCGTTGGGGAAGTTCGCGGTGTTCAGCGCCAGCGCGGCGATTTCAGCCTCACGCGCGCGGCGGATCCGGCCAATCAGATCGCCGGTCAAGTGCTGCTTGGTCGAGAAGCCCAATCCCAGGCCGTATGCCTCATCCTCAAACGGCACCTTGCCTTCGAGCGCGTGCGAGCGCACGAAGTAGTTGTTGGTCGAGTAGGAACGCCGAATGCTCGTGGCCGAATCGCCAGGCGCGCGCAGCGTGCTGCCCGGAATGCGCAGATTGTCACGGTTCCAGATCACGAACGGGAACGACTGCCGCTCGACGGGAACCTTGGGGCAGATGAGATCTCCCGCCAGGGGGACGTCATCGTCCGCAAACTCCTTCGCGTAGTTGCTGAGCGCCACATTCGGAAATCCCGCCGGCGCGAGGCCTACATAACCACCCATCTCTATTCCTCCTACCGCTTCCGCGGGTGAAATCCAGGTGCGTTGCGCCACTTGGCGCTCAGCTTTTCAGCCGAACGCCAAGCGGAATCATTAAACTTCGCTCAGCGCTGTCCCGCCTACCAGGGAGCGCACGATCCAAGCGCCGGCCACCGCTTCCAGCACGACGCCATCGCCCACCGCTGCAAAGGTCACCGTGTCCTTGGCTCCGTTGATACCATTGGCTGCCGTCTTGATGGTGTGCGCGTGCGCGGTGCCTGCGGTGATGAAGACCTTAGTGCCATCCTGTGCGGGTGTCGTGGGAGCAGCCAACGTCATCGCCAGCGCTGCAGCTCCGTTAACCACAGCGGTTCCCGTTGCTACCGGAATTGCTCCTGCGGCCCCGTAATAGGCAACAGCATCGCCAGGAAGCGTGTATCCACTCAGCCCCAACACAAACACATTGGCGTAGCTGCCGGGCGCCACATAGTTCTGCGGCTCAAGTGCAATGGCAACGACAGGCTGGCCAGGCTGCGCGGGCACCAGCTGCGCCGCGGCGTTGGTAGTCAACGGCTGGAGCGGCGTCACGTTCGCGCCGATCTGCGCCACCGCTTGGCCGAACTCGATCACTACGGAGGGGTTGGCGATATTGATCGCATCCTCTTCCAGAATGCCAAGAGCCGCGACGGCAGCCGCTGCAATCAGCAATGCGTGATAAGCATCGGCGCCATAGATGACAGCCAGGCCGCGCTGGTAGCCGGCTACAGCTGTCGGCTGTAGCGATTCCTTGGCTTGCAGCCCCTTGGGGCCTTTTGCTTCAACGTAGATGTTTGCCATGTGCCCTCCTGGGCATTTCAAAGTGTGCTGCGCGAAGAACGGCCGCGCAGCGTAAATCCGAGATGCCGCTCCATCTCCGCCGGCCAAGTGAAGCCCGGCGCGCGGGTTTTCTAGACCGCGCCGCCTGCAGCAGTGCCAGCAACCGTCAACTCAGGTTGCTCAGCCGCTACCTGTGCCAGCGCCTCGCCGAAGGTGATGTTCTTTTCCTTCTGGCGTGCCTTGGCCGCGTCAGTCAGCGGATCGCCTGTGGCGTTCTTGCCGCCCGTGGACTTCGATCCCTCGAACAGTCGGCCGCCGGGAACAATCTTCGGCAAGCCCTCCATGAAGGTCACCTGCATTTCCAGCGGCGTTACGGTCTTCTTAGCGTCGCCTTCGCCAAAGGTCACCGTCTCGGAGGACTTGGCCAGCTCCTCGAAGATCGCGGGCACGCCCATCACGTCGAATGCTGGAATCCACTTACCCGCGGCCTTCAACTTGTTCACCGCGTCCGCAGCGCGCTGTTTCGGCGCGGCGGCGGCAAGCGCCTTTTCTTGCTCGGCAAACTTGGTAGTCTGCGCCTCCAGCTTCGTTTGCAGATCGATGATCTTTGCGTCGAGGGCCTTGGCCGTGTTGGCCGCGGTTTCCCCGGCGATCCGCTTCACATCGTCCTCGCTGAATGTCTTCGTCGGCTGAGCGCTTCCGCCAAACAGCTCCGCGAAATAAGCCTTGATCTGCTCGGCTACGGTTTTGGTTTCTTCTGGCACTGTTCCATCCTCCCCGCAGTCCACCTCGATGAACTGCAG